CGCGTTGGAGTCTTTGAGATCCTTCGTCGCGCTTTCCAAGCGCGCACGTCGGAACCCAAGGTCCCCAAGGCGACTTCCCTCCTCCAACTCGTCCTGTCTCGAATGGCCTTCCACTCGAGGCGGGATTGACGGCTACCTCGAACACCTCGGTCATGGGCTTGAGGCGCGTGGCGCCAAGCAAGTTGAATTCGTTCATCTTGCTGGCGACTCCCTTGGGGCATTCTGCCTCAACAGAGCGCGTGTCGTCCTCAGGCCATGTCAAGGTGTTAGCGAAGACATGAGGGAGTCCTACCGCTGTGCGGGACTGCTGGCACTCAGGGCAGAGGGGAAACCCTTTGCCATGAAGGCAGTCGCGCTCAGATCTCCTGGATACAAGGTACGCGTTGTCGGGGTTCCCGACGCGCGGACCTTCGTAGAAGGGAGTTGGATTCGCGAATCGATGCGTCTTCTGCCTCCTGGGCATTGGACCATTGATTCCGAGTCCCGTGAGATTCCCGGCGGTCTCCACTATCGTCGTGGACATACCTTCCGCTCTTTGGATCTTTCCAGAGCCACGGACGGTCTGTCCCACTCGGCGATCGAGGTGGTTGTCGAAGCTCTCGTTCGCCGTGGGGCGATCCGTCCAGCGGATCACCTTATGGCGCGACGATCGCTCGGGCTGGTCGGAGACACGGTTTGGAGCTTTCCCGATCCAATCGGGGATACCGTGTTCTCCAGAGGGAGTCCGATGGGCACACCTCTCAGCTTCGTGATACTCTCTTGGGTGAGTGCTTGGGCGGTCGGCCGTTTCAGCCGATCCTTGACGCACGGAGATGACTCTGTCGGCAGGCATCGGATTGGATCCGATGCTCTGATTGTCTATTCCGACAGGGTCGCCTCCGTAGGCGCCCAGCTCAACAAGGGGAAGACCTATCGCGCTGACCACTCGTGGACTGCGTGCGAGATCCTCGCCCTTCCCCGTAACTATCTCGAAGACCGAATGACTCTCTTCATTCCTCCCTCCATCCCTCCTCCGGGCCTTATGGCCCCGGTGGAGGCGGACCCCAGGCTTGAGAACCTGTGGTTGCGCCGGATGGAGAGGATAATGAAGAGCCGCTTCCCTTGGGTCAAGTGCGACCCCCGGCTCCACCTTCCAGTGGATGCCGGGGGACTTGGCTACACAGGTCGCGGTCTCGCCGTGGGAAAGTCGCTCCGCTCTCGTCTCGGTGCCCTGGTTTCCCGGGGACCCGACGCCGAGGTCGGAGCGGCTCTCCTCGGCAAGAAGCCATTCAGAGAGGTGGGCCTCTTCCCTCGACCGCTTGTACGGATTCCCAAGCCAGAGGCCTACTGGGCGGCAACAAAGGTTGTCGCCCGGGAGCTTGCACCTTTGGGTGCAGACTTGGTATCCGTGCCGCTTGACTCCTTCGAGACCTTCAAGTGCCAACTCGTTGAAAATGAGCTGCGCCTCTCTGAGGGTGAGAAGTTCAAGCGTAAGCGTGTCGCGGGAAGACCAGACAGAACAAAGGGGTCTGCCGTTTTCCGTCGACTGACGGTCCTTCCTGCTCGTCCTCTTTCGAGGCGATTCGGTGTGGACTCTCTCAGGCGATGGGCCCTCGCGTGTAAGAACGTGAGGGTAACGGTAGACCAGGACATAGCCTCTGAGATTCGGGAGAGAATCCCAGATCCTTCGCAGGCCACTCGGGCCGGCAAAGGAATGCAGGGCTGACTTGGTGACAAG